TGGGTGCGCTAAACATGACGCACATGCGGCTTCAGCCGTGGTGTCCCTACTGTGATCACCGACGCGACTGGGATGATGAGGAGCGTCCGATCTTCCCCGAGCCAGTTTCAGGATCGAACTAAGTGAATACTATTGATCAGAAAAGCGTTGATTTCGGTACCAGCGGACTGGAGGCACCGTCTGTACTCACACAAGATGAGGTAGACAAGGCACGGATCGTCACATCTACCTATGCAAATAGCTCTGAAGAGTTCCAAATGTTCATGGATATGTTGGGCATTCTCCCAAAGTCCATCACACCCAAGGCCGGAACTACTCCCAAAAGGTTTAAGAAAAACCGTGAGTACAGTAAGCTGAGTCCAGAACAGAAGGCACGTAAAAACGAAAGAAGTGTTCGTAGGACCAGGCTGGGGAGAGTCAAAAAGCGAGCAGAAAAGCTTGGAGGTTACACTCCAGATGACTACAAGCTACTGCACGAGCTGGAAGACGCTCTAGGATACCCACGGACTATCAACGTCAGAGTCTTTAGACAGTTCGAACTTGACCGAATGGCTAGAGAAGAAGAAGAGCAAAAGAGAAAGCTCTACCGAAAGCGGCGCCGAATGGAGAGAGTCCAGTACGCGCTACGCAATGGGGGCATCGCAAGGGATGGATGTAAGATTAGAATCACACCACAGCTACTAAAGGAATTTTATGAGTGGGAACGTGATCCTAATCGCAAACGCCACTACCGTGACGAAGTAGCCTAGAGCACAAATAGCCCCACCCCTTAGGGGGTGGGGCTATTTTGTTGTCCAAATCAGGTAGGCTACCCGTATGGACTGTACGTTTGAGCCAACTTGCCAAGGAAGCAAGGTTATTGGATTCGATTTCTGCCCTGCACACCTTGCTACTCCACGTGGACAACAGCATGCGCTATCTCGAATCACCAGTGGTGTCCTCTTCACTGAGTCAGATCTAGAGAATGAGATTCAGCGACGTGCAGAGGTGCCGGATAAGGACTACCACACTTCTGCTCTAGAGAAGATGGATAAGATCCTTAGTGAAATCCTTGGGTTCCAGGAGCACACTAAGAAGATGCTCTTTGATTTGGACCCTATGGACTGGCGTTATTCTCACAAGACTTCCGGTGAGCAGACGCGCATGGAGGTCGGTCTCTACGAACGCGCTCAGGACAGGGCTGCACGCGTCCTGAAGGACGTCTCGAAGATGGCTCTGGAGGAGAAGATCGTCAGTCTGGGTCGGGCACAGACCGAATTGGTCATCCGCATCCTCATGGCTGTTGTCATGCGGATGGGTCTGGACGCAGGTGGGGTCTCGAAGGCACGAGCGCTACTTCTTGAGGAATTCCAGAAGGAAGCCAACCTGTCGTCCCGGCTGGAGAAGCGGGTCACGGAGGAGCTGGAAGCGCCGGTGGTGATCGATGCCTCGTAAAGACGCTTTTGACCCGCTTAATTACGCAATTGCTCAGCTAGAGGAACAAGTCAATCCGCTTGACCCTGTGGATTGGGCCAAAAGAAAGGCTGGTATCCACCTGTGGTCGAAGCAGCGGGACATCATCCATTCAATTCAGGCAAACAAGAAGACTGCCGTGCAATCAGGGCATGGTATTGGAAAGTCTCTGACTGCATCGGTTGCCGCGTCGTGGTGGGTCGACACCCATCCACCCGAGGACACACTAGTTGTATCCACAGCTCCCTCGGTCAAGCAGGTTCACGCGATTCTGTGGGAAGAGATTCGTAAGATCCATGGGCGCGCGAAGCTTCCTGGGGAAGTGCAGATCTCGGATAACTGGATTATCGGTCGTCGTCTCGTTGGTTTTGGGCGGAAGCCACAAGACCACGACCGTGACGCTTTCCAGGGTCTCCACCGTAAATACGTTCTGGTCATCCTGGACGAGGCTTGCGGCATCCCCGAATGGCTTTTCCTGGCGGCTTCCGCGATCACGACTGGTGATCACTGCCGAATCCTCGCAATTGGAAACCCCACCGACCCGTCGTCCTACTTTCGAAAGGTTTGTCGGCCGGGTAGTGGTTGGAACACAATCAAAATATCGGTCCTGGATAATCCACGTTTCACGGGAGAGTACCTACCACCCGAAGTAATTGAGGACCTGACCGGACCGAACTGGGTTGAGGAAAGTAAGGTCGAACTTGGAGAAGGAAGTCCGCTTTGGAAGGCGAAGGTTGAGGGAGAATTCCCCAACCTCGACGAGTTCTCGGTTATTCCTGTCGGTTGGATTGAGGAAGCACAGAATCGTTGGCTCGCCTGGGAAGAAGAGACGGGTGGTCGTCCTGATCCTGAGAGTCGACAAATTATTGGAGCTGACATTGCGCGTTTCGGTAGTGATAAAACCGCCTTCGCTTACCGATATGGAGATGTAATCACCAAGGTAGAGACCATGCCCAAGCGAGATACAATGGGCACTGCTCAAATGCTGGCACGTAAATTGCGTGTCGGCTTAGGTGATATGGCTGTGGTCGATACCAACGGTGTCGGTGCTGGTACGTATGACGCCTTGCGTAAGACACAGCATTACGCAATGGGTGTGAACGTTGGTAACCGAACCTCCCTGGTCGACTCCACGGGTCAGATTGAATTCTACAACCTCCGTGCAGCTCTCATGTGGCGCTTGCGAGAGCGATTGGACCCTGCACGAAATCCAACCTTGTGTCTTCCTCCGGATGACCAACTCACTGTGGATCTGTCGGCCCCACGCTGGAAGACAGTGCCCGGTGGAAAGGTTGTTATCGAATCTAAAGATGACATGCGAAAGCGGATCGGACGATCCCCCGACAAGGGAGACGCTGTAGCCCTTGCAATGTGGGCATCCGCAGGCGGTGTATTGCTCGACACAGACACCGCAGCTTTCGAATGGGATACCAAGGCTCGTGATGATGGTTCCGGGGAACTTGCTATAGACTGGGGCGAGCTTGTAGAGGACCCATTTAGCTTTGCCGATTTCGAAATCAGTTAGGTCGTAAGTAATGACGATCTATAACAACTATCAGGCATCCGGATTGAATTCCGCAGAGACGCCTGGTAATTCGACCACGCCTGCTCCCGTCACAGAGCAGATTTATGATGAGGACAATCCACCGGTAGGTGAGCTTGGTAGCTCATTCTCCTATGATTCTCAGTTCGGTGGATGGCTTGACGGTAATGTTTACGCGCCTGCGGAGCCGTCGCTAGCCGACTACCACCACATGCTCGATACCGATGGCACTGCCAAGAGTATTGAGTTGATGCTTGCGTATCCTATTATGGCTGCGCCTTGGTCTATTGAACCTGCTAAGGGTGATACAGGTCAGGCGGAGTTTATTTACGATGCGTTGACAGCTCTTCCTCATCAGGGCGGTCCTATGACCACCATTGAGGAACTTATTAAGCAGATGTGTAGTGCATTTGTTAATAAGCGAGCATATTTTGAGAAGGTTTTCAAGGTAAACGACGACGGTAAGATCGTCTATCACAAGCTTGCGTTCCGACCTCCGGAGACGTGCGAGCTTGCCTTGGATGCCCGGACCGCTGAACCTCGTGGTTTCCGACAGATGCCACTCATTTATCCGTACACGGATTCGAATTCGATCCCGACGATGAATGGTGATCTTCGACCGAACGTGAATGCCCCGGCATCTATGTGGGTAGAGGTTCCGTCGGAGCGGGCATTCGTCTATGTTCATGGTTCGTGGCGTGATCCTCTATTGGGCGTCTCCGAAATGAAGGTGCCTTACTATATTTACCTTACCAAGCGGAAGATCCGTTGGCTCTGGTATCAGTTCCTTGACCAGACTGCTTTGCCTAAGACTATCGTCCGGAATCAGGATGAGATTCAGGCACGGAATGACGCACGGAAGGTGGCGAGCCTTCGTGGCAAATCGGTGTTGGCTCTGGGAGCCGAAACCACAGTAGACCCGTACGAATCTTCGGGTAAGGGTGCCCAGTATTTCCAGGACGCGCTTCACTTCTGCGATATGGAAATGCTTAACGCTGGGTTGATGGGCTTCCTTCAGCTCACGACGGAGCAGTCCTCGGGTCACGGTTCCTATGCGCTTGCTACCACCATGGAGCAAATGTATAACCGCTCCCGGGTGATGATCGCTCTGGACATGGCACGCCAGATCACGAACGAAGTCATCGGCCCTCTGATTGCCTACAACTTCGGTGTGAAGGCGCCTGTTCCGCGTTTCAAGTTCGGGCCACTCTCGAAGGAAAACGACACCGCTGCGCTTGCTGCGTTCCAGCAGATCATGGCCGCAACGAATGCCACGGTTCCTGTTGAGTTCTACAACGAACTGATCGGTCGCGTGGCCGGAATCCTGAACCTCGATGCAGGCAAGGTTGCCAAGGACATCGAGGTCAACGGCTCTCCGCAGCAGACTTCGCTTCAGCAGCTGCAAATTGCGGTCGAAAACTCTCAGCAGATGCTTGAGAATGCTAAGAGCGCTAACGCGGCGACTCCAGGGATGGGGCCTACCGGTAAGCCTCCCTCGCCTTCCTCCCCGCAGGCGCCAAAGGGGGCCCCAACGCAGGGGCTTCCTCCGCGTCCTAGTGGCCAGCCGACTTCCGTTGCGGCTCGGGCACAGCAGCAGGGCAAGCCCGGAAACGTTGAGAGCGGGCGACCCGCGCAACCGACTACGGCTGGCACTCGGCCTTTCGGAACCAACTCCGTAGCGAACCCATCGCGCGAGAAGAATAAGAAGTACGGTAAGTGACGTGGAGACCTGGATTCGGCGTCTTCACCTCCTCTGTCTGGCGTTCTGGACTCTTATAACTCCCATTGCAATCATCTTTTGGGCTAACTCAGTCCTGTTTGTGATTATCTGTTCGCTTTTTGCCAATATCTATGCGTCCATGGCTGCGTACCAGGGCGCCAGAACTGAAAAGAAGCAAGAAGAAGATGCCAATTCCTAAGCTTAACCGGATTCCGCATTTTGATGAGCGATCTCGTGAATACGGAATCCGACAGCTCATCGGTCCAACCCCTCGGTACAAGAGGATTTGGGCTACGCGTCCAGATGCTTTGGACCAGGGCCAGGAAGGTGCGTGTACTGGTTTTGCGTCGGCCGGTTTTCTGGCGGCTGCCCCGCAGAAGTGGAAGACCGATGCGGAAATGGCAGAGCGAATCTTCAAGGGAGCAATCCAGATTGACAAGCTTGAAGGACGCGACTTCGGAGGAGAAGGCGCGACCGTTCTGGCGGCGATGAAGGCATGTCAGGAGTTCAGTTACTTTGACAGCTACGCATGGTGCTTTGGTATTGACGACGTCTGCGACACCATTGTTCGTCGCGGGCCAGTCGTGCTCGGTATCGACTGGTACAACGATATGGAATCACCAGACGAACGGGGTCTCCTTCACGTCGGTGGAGCCGTCGCAGGAGGCCACTGCATTTTGGCCAATGGATACTGGCCAGGCCATCCGGATTTCGGAGACGTAGTCGTCCTAACGAATTCGTGGGGCAATGACTGGGGTTTGCGTGGTCGTTGTTATATTCGGTTTGACGATCTTAGGGATCTGCTTCGAAACAACGGTGAAGCGGTTCATCCTCACAGTGTCCGACAGACTTGGTCATCCGTTCCGACGGGTGGCGAAGGTGCATCCCATACGTTGGATGCATAACAATTTCACACTAGATTTAATCATAAAAGAGCACTGGAGGAGGTGGAATGGCCGCAGGTAGTATGGCTAAAGCCTCAACACATGAGAAGGTGGGTACTCGTCCACTTTGGAAATCTAAGACAGGTGAGCAGCTTCCGGCTTATATTCAGCATGTAGCTAATGAGCTGATTAAGTCTGGTCATTCTGAGAGCAATGCAATCCAGATGGCCATTGGAATTATTAAGAACTGGGCTCATGGTCATCCGTCGGGTGGCGAAAAGGGTGTGCAAGCAACTACAGTTGCGGCTGCACGAAAAGCTCTTGCGGAGTGGGAAGCTCTGAAGGCCCGACACTCTGGAGGTAAGAAATAATGGTAGTCCATACCGGAAATGTACCAGCATCACAACGTGGTAAACCAAATAAGAATGGTTCAAGCTGGGTCACGGTTCGGCACGGCGGAGATGGGCACGGGAAAATGGTTACGACTCCAAAGCACACTCAGCACGACGATGGCGACCCGGAAGACGCTCGTGACCACGGTGCCGATGAGGCTACCGAGGACACCAGTAAGAACAAGCTTCCGGACTACGTGAACAACATTGCCGACCACCTGAAGGCAAACCATGGTCTGACTCACACTCACGCTACCCGAGTGGCGGCCGGAATCACGGCTCTGCACGCTCAGGGACATGCGGCTGTGAGTGAGGCACAGCAGAAGGCGGCTGTGGAAGCTCACGGCCACATGCGGAAGCTCGTTAAGGGCCACGGAAGTGTGAAGCACGCCTCACTTGGCACGAAGTCTAAGAAGCCGGATCAGATGGTTAAGCCTCCGGCTAAGGTGCCTGGCAAGTAACGTGTAGTCTGGTAGGCATAGTGCTTTGGAGCAATTATGACTGTAATTCTCGGTCCGGTTCTTGCCGGTACCGAAACCCGTAAGGTCACTGACAAGGCAACTGGTCGGACGTTTTACCGGAAGCAGATCCTTCCCGAGGGCAAGTTCGATTATAAGGGTACCGAACTTGATCTCGGAGCGGAGAAGCTTCAGACCTACGTCCAGTCCTTCAAGGAAGGTGCCTTTGACGAGGTGCCTTTCCAGTTCGGCGGCTCTGAAAGCGAGCACAACAACGACCCTATGCGTAGGGGCGGAACGCTTGCGCACATGGAGCACGTCCCTGGTAAGGGTGTTTTTGGATACTTCGATTTCTCGAAGGACCCACAGTCCGCTCAGTATGTCGAGAAGTACCCCCGTTTTGGCGTTTCTCCACGTATCGAGCTGGGCATTAAGCGTGCTGATGGCAAGTCCTTCGAGGGCGCAATTCAGCATGTGTGTGGAACGCTGGTTCCGCGAATCAACGGTATGGACCCTTGGGAAAAGGTAGAGCTTTCCAACGGTGCCAACACCGAGGATGAGGTTATCAACCTTTCTACCGGGGTTTTCGAGGACGAGAAGGTCATCGACCCCGGTTTTGATTTTATTGACGACAGGCCAGTTGGAGAGACGAAGATGCCTGAGCTTTCGCAGGAGCAGCTTGACGCTCTGGACTCGTTCATGGAAGAGCGCAAGCTGATTGAGGAGCTTGCCTCGGACCCCGTGGTCCTCTCGCTCGGCGAGAAGGCGACCTCGCCAGCTCCACAGGTGCAGCAGGTTGCGCCCGTGGATGAGGTTGCCCGTAAGGCCGTTGAGGACATGCGCCGTGAGATGGCTCGTGAGAAGTGGGAGGCGAAGAAGGAGGTCCTTCTCTCGCAGGGTGTCCCACCCGCGGCTATCGCGATGGCTGAGCCTGTCATGCTTCAGCCTGAGGACAATGCGATTGAGCTTTCCTCCGGTGGTAAGACCACCGACAAGGAGCGGATGCTTGGGCTGCTCGACTCGATGAAGGGCACTGTTGACCTCTCTAACGAGGTTGGTCACCAGGTTGGCGCTCTTGGGTCTGAGGAGAAGGAGGACCTGAATGGTTGGATTGATTTCCTCGGCCTTGGGTCCTCTCAGGTCCAGATGCCCCAGTAAGTTTGTAATTTAGAAGCTAGTTAGAGAGGTCAAAAATGAGCGGTATTAAGCCCGTTCTTGAGTTTGGCCCACTGACGTTCTCGGCTAACGTGAACATCAATGGTGGCCAGCTTGTTGAGCCAGATGCGGGAAAGCCAGGTTTCATTAAGCCTGCTACTGCGGGAACCACTCACTGTCTCGGTGTGGCGGTCGGTGATGCTGCCGGTCTGCCGACTCCGAATCAGAATGGTACCGATGCGTGGGGCAACCCTACGTACATGGCGCAGCTTCCTCCCAATGAGGTTGCGGTTGGCGTTCACGGTGTGTTTCGGCTGTTGGCTAGTGGTGCTATCGCCTTCGGTGATTACGTCATCACTGGCGCAAATGGTGTCGTGGTTTCGGGTGGCGCTACTCCGAACCCACTTCAGGTTGTCGGTCGCTGCGTTGATCCGGCGGGTATCGCGGATGGTGCTCGTGGCAAGGTCCTCCTCTTTGGTGTGGGTGCGTAATGGTTAACCCGATTACGATTGGTACCAGCTACGATGGTCCCAAGTGGACTGTTAACCAGCTGGTTAAGAATCCGGTTCGCGTTCCGAACCTCGTCCGGCAGATGATTCACGACTCGGTCCTTGCGGATTGGGTTCTGCGGAAGGGTCCGACCGCTGTCGGTGGCGCAGTTGCGTACGAGCAGCAGATTGCTCTCTACGCTAACAATGGCGCTGAGATCGTCGCCGAGTTCGGCGAAATCCCGATGACCGACTCGCCAGTGACGCTGCCTGTTACGGCTGCGACCACGAAGCGCGGTCTCGGTTTCAAGATCTCCAAGGAGATGGAGACCCGCAACGATGTGGGTCGCGTCGCCGACGAGCTGAAGATGGTTCGTGATGCGTTTACGATCACCTGGGACAAGGTGTTCATCAACGCGGTCACGCAGAACCCCAATATCCTTACGATGGTTCCGTCCAACCTTGCTTCCGGCGGTTGGCTCGGCACGGGTCCCACTGCTGGTATCCGTAAGGACATTGCGAACGCGATTTACACCATTCAGTCCCAGCAGCCTGCTGGTGCGCAGAACATGGACCGGCTTAACTACCAGCCGGACACCCTGATTATTCACCCCTCGACCGCTGCCGGTTTCATCGACAGCGACGAGGTCAACAGTGTGTTCGTGGGTTCGCCTCTGGCGAGTCAGCAGCTCCGGTACACCGGCCTTATGCCTCGCAAGTTCATGACTCTGGATGTCATGACCTCGTGGCGGCTCTCGCCTAACTGGGCGATCATTTGTCAGCGGAACACGATGGGCTTTATCTCTGACGAGTGGCCTCTCGATGTGACCCCGCTGCGGTACAACGAGGACAACCAGTCGTACCGTTCGAACATCACCCGCCGTTCGCTGGTCGCGATTGACAACCCGAAGAGCATCATTCTGCTGAATGGTATTCAGGGTACGTCGGTTGACCCGTCGACCTACGCTCTCTGAGGGAGGGAATAGAAATGGCTGAGTATCGACTGCTTGCGGATTCATGGGTCCGACTCGACCCAGATTCGCTGGACACCCCACGGCCTCGGTCGCACCGTTACACCCGTGGTGATGTGGTCCCGAATCTCCTTCCGGAGGAGATTGACTACCTCACTCAGGGTGCGCGTCCTCACCTTGTGGAGAAGGGTTCGGATGCGGACCCGTGGAAGGACGAGGATGCCGACAAGTCGGCCAGTGAGCCACAGAGCAAGGCTAGGGGGGTCGCGGGGGACGACTCGTCCGCCCGTGCTCAGACGTCTAAGTAATTTCTGAACGGGTAGGAGATACAAGATGGCTTACTCAAAGGTTGAGGACGTTCGGGCAGTATTGACTGGGGCTCGTGGTGATGCTGAGTCGCTGACCCCGAATGTTCTGGACGATGACCAGATTGAGTTTGCCATTTCAAACGCGGATGAGCAGATTAATGCAGCTCTGCGTAAGCGGTATGTATTGCCTATTGCGGTGGAGGGGGTGGCACTGACAGATGTGTCGGTGCCACCTCTTTTGCACAACCTGTCTGTAGATATCGCTGTCTATCTCACTACTCTTACCTACCGGAGTGGACGTGAATTCCAGTCCACTCTGGACTCGTCAATTCAGCGGTACCAACGGGCATTGTCCTTGCTTACCGGTATTGGCAATGGGACTGTTGAGGTTCCGGTAGACGAGCTGGGTAGTTCAGGGATGGAAGACGGGACCGTTTACAATCAGTACGGCGGTCCTCTCTTCCCGTCTGCTCCGATCTTTAACACTTCCGAAGGTGTCATTCCTCCCATGTGGGTGTGGCGGTAATGGCTGGTACATTCGGTGAGAGAATTGCACTGCTTCGGGATTCCATCGGAGCAGGACATATCACTGCGCATTGCGTGGTTGACCAGGCTTACGCACAAAACCAGCACGAGACGCTAACGTTCCATCATCCTCGTGGTGGACGTGCGGAATACCTTAGGGCACCCATGTTGGAAAACATGGTGATTCTCATGCAAGAAATTGCGAACAAGGTGCTCGATGATGAGGGCCTTGGGCTTGAACGTGCTATGATCGACACGGCTGAGAAATTTGCTCAGTTCGTTTTCGATAATGCACCTAAGGAAATTGGCGAATTGGACGGGTCTGGTCACCCATTCGTGACTCGGAATGGGACAGTCATTTACGATCGTCCTCCGATTTACGGCCGTCGACCTGAGGGGTTGCCACACATATGACAATCCCGGGTACGTTTGATATCACAGTTCCACGGCTCAAGGTCCAACACATTATTGACTGGATTGAGCCTCAACTTCAAAGTGGGGCCTTGCTTAGCCCTGGGCGGCTCCCTCCTAATCTCCCACATCGGGCTATCGGAATTATCCCGCAGCCTGGTCGGGGATTCGACATGGAAGGTGCGTTCGATAACCCGGCGTACAACTTCCAGTGTCGTGGTGGTGCTGATAACTTCAGTGACGCTGAGGACATTGCTTACGAAGTTGACTCTGTGATCCTCGCATCACAGACCAACTTTGATATTGCTGAAAATATACACATTGAGAGCATCTACAGAATGATGGGTGCTCCGACTAGTAGTCCAATTACGGACGCACAGAGTCGCTGGACTTTCCAGTGCTCTTACATTTTCCATGTTGGTACGAATTTGTACCAGCCATTTGATTAAATAGTAATTTAATAGGAGTGGATATGGCTATGGGTCCAGATCCAGAGTCGAATTCGGCTTGGGCGCGCGGAGCGTCGGACACCGATTCCGAGTCGGCGGCCACGGATGCAAACGTTGCTTCTACTAACGACGTTGCGCCTGCGGATGCTTCGGTTGAGGATGCCCCTACCGATTCTGGCAAGGTTGAGGTCAAGACTGCTTGGCCGTCTGGTGATTTCGTTGTTGAGGACGTCCCGACTGTCACTCGTGATGGTGTGGAGCTGACTCGCGAGCAGGCTGACAAGGTTGAGAAGCTTGCGGAGCAGTGCGGCGTTCGAGTTGTTGTCGGGGGTAAGTAAAAATGGCTGTTGGGCCGGGTCCCTCTCCTCGTTATGAGAGCGCAAATGTTGTCCGTGGTCCTGCTGCGGTGTGGTATCAGGGCTACAGCCCTACTATTTCGCTTCCAGACAACACTCTGGATCTCGGTGGGGATTGGAAAGACGCTACTAAGGGAGACCCGCTTTGGACGCCAATTGGCGCTACTCAGTCGGGTGTAACTCTTAACTGGTCTCGCAAGACGACTGATATTACTATTGAGGAGCAGAGCAACGCGGTTGACGTTGCTACTGACTCTCTTGACCCGACGATTGACACCACGCTTTCAGAGGATACTCTGGAGACGATGCTTCTGGCTTACGGTGGCGGTGTTATCAACACTGTCGCGCCTTCGGCCACGGAGCCTGGCTATCGGGAAATCAAGTTCACTGAGGAGCTTGACCACCTGACGCTCGGTGTCGAGGGTATCAATAACAAGTCGTACTGGCGGCGCATTCTGTGGCAGGACGTTCTGTCTGTCGCTACGGTGAAGACGGATTACACCCGCTCTAAGACTCAGCGAGTCTACGCGGTGTCCTTCCGACTTCTGTCTCCGATCACCGATATGGTGGTTCGGGAGATGAATCTCCCTAAGACTTCCTGATTTAGGAAGTTTCCTGCTATCACCCTTTAGGGTGGGGACGGTAAGGCAATGCCTAAGTTTGATGTAAATTCAATCGGAGGGTCGCTTGAGTATGACTTCTCCGATCCTCAGTGGTTGGGTCCGGGTGATGGTCACAAGGGCTTTATCCCGGAGCCTTCCCGCCAGCTCGTGAACGACTTCCTGAAGAATATTCAGGCTAAGTTCAAGGAAATGGGTCTGGTCGGGCAGGATGCGTCGGATTCGGCTACCGCGCAGCAGGTTGCTAGCACGCTGAGCAACGTTGATGACGAGTCGACGTATGAGCGAATTGCTGAAGAGATCACGGTTGAGGTCGCGAAGCTCTGTGGCGGTTCCCCCTCGCTAGAGGTACTTCAGAAGTTGCCTTACCGTCCTTTCATGGGTTTTGTTGGTTACGTCATGGGTAATCTTCTTAACCCGGAAGCTGGTCGGCCCGATACGACGAACTCACCGAGTCGCCTGACCAGCGTCTAGAGTGGTTTCGGGCCAGGTTCTACCTCCACTTTTCAATTGATGAGTGGAACGCTCTGCCCTGGTGGCAGCAGTGGGTCTATATGGAAGAACTCAACGCTCATTTGAGACGGGAATCAGGAGAGGAAGATGACGGTCTAGAGGACCGTGATATCCTGGATCTGCCCGGAATGAATAGCGTTGAGAAAGTCAGTGACACCCCTGACATTGATGAGATGGCCTGGGGATAACTGAATAGGGATCGGGGTCCAGAGTGGCTTTTGATGCAGGATCAATCGAAGGTACTCTGGACCTCGATCTCAATCCGTTTACGGTAGCTCTGGATGAAGCTACTGCACGGGCAGATGAGTTCGACGGTAAGACTTTCACCGCAAAGCTTGACCTTGACTCGCGTGGCGTCTCCGCTGAGTTGGACAAGCTGAAGGCACAGCTTGACGAATTCGCACGTAAGGCGGCTACCGCTACTGCGAAGGTCAATGTAGAACGTAAAGAGTTTGATACTCTTCTTTTCGACCTGAGAATCTTCTCGGTGCGATCCTACTCTACCAAGGTCAAGGTGGATTCTCTTGCGGCTAAGGCTGAACTTGACCTTCTGAGGTTAAAGCTAGACGAGACAGCTCGAACCCGTATCGCTACTATCTTCGTTAGTAGCCCGGGTAGTGGTGAAGCCGAAGGCTCATTGAGTCGCATCCAAATGATAGCTGGTGCGATCATCATTTTGGCGCCTATGATATCCGCTGCGTTGATCGGCATCATAGGTGCCGTCGGAATGCTCGCTTCTGCATTCGTCGTCGCCGGTGTGGGTGTCGGCGCGTTCGCCATTGCGGCTGTCCCTGCCTTTGAAGAGATTTCCAAGGCAGTTAAGAAGGGTCAAGAGGGGATTGACGCCCTGCCTCCGTCTCTGCGTGGGGCGGCTCAGGCATTCAAAGGGCTGAAGGATGAAGTAAAGACGCTTCAGGAGATCGGCTCTGGCGTCGTCGGCCAGACAATGGCTGCCGGTTTCAACCTGCTGACGTCCATCCTGAAGACGCTTGAACCTCTGATGAAGCCGGTATCTGCCGCGCTTACTCAGATGTTCGGCATTTTTCAGGAATTCTTTGGTTCCTCCATATGGGGGAACTTCATTTCCATGGTCGGGCAGCAGATTGGTCCGGTCCTTAGGGACTTTGCCACCATCGGCGTTTCTCTAATCAAGACTGTTATCGGAATCACTGATGCTTTTATGAAGCTCGGTGGTCCGATCATGGATCAGCTTGTCAAGATGTTCCAGGATCTTGCTACCTGGGCAAGTAACCTAGGAACTGATCCTAACTTTAAACGGTTCATTGATCTGGCAGTTCAATCTTTGCCACGCGTCATTGAGTTCGTAACTCAGCTTGTCACGTTCATTATGCATCTTGCTATGGGACTTGCCCCTCTTGGTAACTTGATGATGGACGTGGTTAACTGGTGCCTGAAGCTAGTTAACTCTATTCCGCCCGATTGGATGGGCGCTATTGTACTTGGTATTACGGCTATCGTGGTTGCTATATCCGGCTTCGGCGGGCCAATCATGCTCGTAGTTGTAACCATCATGGCGGTCGTCGCTGCATTCCAGGCAGCCTATGATAAAATCGGTTGGTTCCATAAAGCAGTAGATGCTGTAGTTGATTTCTTTACACACTTCGGCGATCGTATGCGTGAGTTCGGTGACTACATTGTTACCGGATGGAACGATATGATCAATCAGATCTCGACTGCGTGGACAGGTCTGTGGACTTCCGTTGGCGATTTCTTTAGCAATATCTGGCAGTCTATCGTTTCGTTCTTCGAAGATCGAACCAATGCGTTTAAGCAAACTTGGGTAGATGCCTGGAATTCTGTAGTTAGTTTCTTCCAGGATCGTTGGAATGCAGCACGTGATTCGGCGATTGCAATTTGGCAGGCAATCTCTGATTTCTTCACGTCAATCTGGAATGGCATTTCCTCTGTAGCTACTACAGTTTGGAATGCCATCACTGATTACTTCCAGCGTTTGTTCCAGGCGCATCATGAGCTGATCACTCAGGTCTGGACTGCAATCTCGAATTTCTTCTCTACAATCTGGAACGCGATTTCGAGCACTGCTCAAACTGTCTGGAATGCGATCTCTAGTTTCTTTGCGGATCGTTGGGCTGCCTTCTCTACAAGCTGGACGAATCTCTGGACGACGATCTCGAATTTCTTCCAGACTATTTGGAATGCGATTTCGTCTACAGCTCAGAGTATTTGGAATGCTATTGCTGCATTCTTTACTGAGCGTTGGAATGTTTTCAGCGCTAACTGGTCGAATTTGTGGAATACGGTTTCACAATTCTTCACAACGATCTGGAATAACATTTCCTCGACTGCACAGTCGATCTGGAATGCTATTGCTTCATTCTTCACGAATGCCTGGAACGTACTTTCCAACGCCTGGAATACTGTCTGGAATGCCATCTCGACGTTCTTTACGAATATCTGGAATGGTATTAAGGGGCAAGCTACTACGCTTTGGAATGCAATCTCTAGCTTCTTCACAGGAGCCTGGGATGCGATTTCCACTAAGTGGAATCAAATTTGGCAGGGAATCTCTGATTTCTTCGGTCGAGTCTGGGAAGGAATCAAGACTACTGCTTCTAGTGTTTGGGATGGAATCACGGGAGCAGTTCGAACTGGAGTCAACAACGTCATCGGAGTTATCAATACTCTGAAGAATGGCCTTAACGTTGTACTGAAGTTCTTGCTCATTCCAGTGATTCCAGACATTCCCGGTTTTGCTACCGGTGGTGTGCTTCCTGACGAAGTACAGATGCTTGCCGGTGGTGGATCTGTCGGAGCTGGCTTTAAGACGAATGGACCTAGGGCCATCGTCGGAGAAGGCAACCCTCGCTATCCAGAGTACGTCATTCCTACAGATCCGCAACACCGATCGAACGCGGTTGCTCTACACCAGGAAGCCGGTACTCAGTTGCTGGCTGGAGGTGGCGTAGTCGGTGGTGGAGGCTACAACCCATACGGCGGTGGTGGTGGATCATCGTCGGTTGCGGCGCAGACTCAGACGGCACAGAAACAGGGTCTCTCGACTGACCCACTCGGTGACGTTACTGGGGCTATCAGTTCAGCTATGAAAGCCTTTGCTGCTGGTCCTATCGGCGAAATTGGTAAGGCAGTTGCCACCAAAATCGGTGATGCCGTTAAGAAGAAGATTACTGATGCCCTTGCGGCGGCGGCGGCGGCAATCATCGGTGGTAGCCCTGGTGGTGGAGCGGCACAGTGGGCACCGGTCATCCTGCGGGTCCTCGCGGAACTTGGTCAGCCTGCCTCTCTGCTGGCCGCAGTTGAGCGACGAATCAACTTCGAGTCGGGTGGTAACCCGAACGCCATTAACCTGACCGACTCCAACGCTCGGGCAGGGCACCCCTCGCAGGGTCTCATGCAGACGATTCCGTCAACGTTTGCGGCGTATGCTGGTCCGTATGTCGGCTTGGGAATTACAAACCCACTTGCCAACATTTACGCTGGTCTTAACTATGCGTTGCACCGCTACGGATCGATTGCTGCGATTGACCCGCTGAACCGTCCTTCGGGTTATGACTCGGGTGGACTTCTCATGCCAGGAATGACACTGGCAATCAACAAGACTAGGAAGCCAGAGCGAATCCTCGATGCAGACCAGACAGCTAAGTTTGATAGCATGGTGGCTGGCACCGTTAACGGTGTAAGCAATGACGACGTCGTTTCTAAGTTGGATGATATCGCCAATATCCTACTGCGTACTGGCACTGGTGCGACCGTGAATGTTCACGACCAATCCGGTGATCCAGTGGAAACGGCCCGTCGCACCGCTTTGGCTCTGCGATTGGGATAAGTAATGGCTACTGACCAGAGGGAACGGCAGATTGCCGATTCTCAGTTCGGCGGGGGCGCTACAACTTGGGCTCCCGCCACGTGGTACCTCGGCCTTTCCACAACCATTCCTAACGAAGATGGTTCGAACTTTACTGAGCCTGTTGGTGGAGCCTACGCGCGAGTCGCAGTAGTGAATAACACTACCAACTTCCCGGCTGCGGCAACTTCTAGTGGTGTCACCACGAAGACTAATGGTGCGGCGTTTACATTTGCCAACCCAACCGCTAACTGGGGTCAGATCCTCTATTACGGCTGGTTCACGGCTGCTAGTGGTGGTGTCCCTGAGTACACAAATGCTCTAGACACTCCTGTCACTGTAAACAACGGTAACACTCCTGTTCAGTTCGCTACGGGACAGCTCGTGACGGCATGGGATTAGCCCATGACCACTACTATCCAGTTAGTACAGAACGCTTACAACTCGGTTTGCCGATACCAAACTAAGAGTTGTCAGGCGACTTTTGAGGACCCGACGCTTCCAGGTTCTCTGGTGATTGCTACTGCCGTTATCGGCGGTGGAGCTTGCGACGTACAGATTTCAGATCCAGGTTTTGTTCTGGTGCGGTCGACCGCATATGGCCGAGTCCACCTTTACATGTGGTATTACCAGAACGCTCCGACGATGAACTCGATTACGGTCTCTGCACGTGATGACCGTTCCATTCAGCTTCGAGTTATGGAATACAGCGGTGCGTCTCAGTCCAATGCATTGGATCAGGTTGTCGTTCGTACGTCCTATTCCAATAGGTGTGACTCGGGTCAGACCGGTATTACGGTGCAGGCTGACGAGATTGTCGTTGCCTGTGTCGCGAATGCGTACACCGGCTGCACGCAGAGTGGCTTCTCGGGCGGCTTGGTTCGACTATTCGAAGCCCTGAGTCCATACTCCTATGCAAATAGAATCTATAACGACGACTCAGATCGAACAAGGTGGACTCACCACCACCTAATCGCATCCATCCGTACGTACTTCAACATTTCCTGTTGGTTGTCTTCGTATCGTGACTGGATTGCGATTGTCGCCACTTTTCGTGGAGGCTCGTCCGGACCTAAGCAGCTTACTTCTAAGGCTGGAACTGCAACCACTCAGACGGGTGGTAAGTCTACCGGTATTCTGACGGCGTTTGGCCCGCTTCAGAGTAAAGCCAATCCGGCGGTCACGAAATGTGGTAGTGGACAGCAGGCAACCATCCTGCCATTCAACTATCAGTATTGGATTGGGCCAAACCGCTTCCTCATCGGTTCCGGCACTCAGTTCCACGTCCAGGGGACCTCGGGGCTCGGCGGCCACTCAGTGCGCACGAGCGACCAGGATTTCCCCCGGGCCGACGGATCGCTCCGAGGCGTCGACCTCGGGTCTGCACGCGTTGTTACTTTTGAGATGAACGTGGGCAAGGGCCGGGACGTCGTTGAGCTGAACATGAACCTGCTGTACCGAGCACTCGTCCCCCAGCGGAATGAGGACTGGCAGCTTGTTTGGCGACACCCTGACGACGTTGCCAGGATGATGTACGTTCGGCCTACTGATTTGGTACGTGAGCGAAACAATAAGCAAATCACGTTCGCTAATCAGAAGTTCGCCCTGCGAGCTGCGGACCCCCGTCACTATTCCGCAGTGCCTCATCACATCATCATCCCGAACTCTCCAGTGTCGGGAGTACCTAACCTCGTCAACATCACTAACGTTGGCAATATCGCTGCGTACCCTGTGATTACGGTCTACGGACCTACGTCGGGTCCGACCGTTAGCCGTGTAACCCTGACGAATATCACGTCTCAGGTCGCCTTTGACGTGTCGTTGAACATTCCTAAGGGATCTACGCTGGTCGGGGATATGCAGTCTCGAATCACTGGTGCACCTCGGTCAGTGATTACTCTGGACGGTCAGTCCAAGTATGGTGCGTGGGCACTCCCGCGTGAACCATTCCGTATCGACGCTGACCCGACAGGCCAAGAGGGTTACAACCAGATTTATCTTCAGACTGTGCCTGCCGGGGCTCCGGTTCTGTGCACGTTGGACTACCGCGATACTTGGGCAGGTTAAAATGGCTTCTGCATTGTACTCTAAGGGTCGCGAGGGTTTCCTCGACGGTTCTATTGACTGGAATACTGGGACCATTAAGGTCTCGCTTCTGCGAGGCTACACCTTTAATGATGCTCACCAGTTCCTTTCGGACATCACTTCCTCTGGTGCGACCATCGTTGCCACTCAGACGCTCACCACTCCTTCTGTAACGGGCGGTGTAGCCAACGCTGACCCTGTTACATTCACCTCGGTCCCGACTGGTACTGCGTGCTCTTGTTACATTCTTTACCAGTCGTCTGCTCCGTCTGGTGGTGCTGATTTGGCTACCACTTCTCAGCGCCTTATTGCCTACATCGATGATGCTACTGGACTTCCCGTGACTCCTAACGGTGGTAACATCAACATCGCGTGGGACTCTGGAGTTAACAAGATCTTCAAGCTGTAGCCTTCCCTTCCCCCTTTACTTAGGAGGAAAGGGTGGCACCTACTCTAGTTGGCGATCAGCTTGTCTCTGTTGATACTTCATACAGTAGTGCAAGCTGTGTGTCATCTTCATTCACTCCCAGTGTCGGTGAAGTCCTTGTTGTCTTCGCTACTACTGAGAATGAGTCCGTAACGATTGGTTCGGTAACGTCATCCTCTGGGTTGACGTTTACGCTACGTCTCGACATTAACGTATCGGGTGCTTCTCCGATGCGTATTTGGACCGCAGTTGTCGACTCCGCTCATGCGGTTGCACAGACAATTACGGTCCCGTTCTCTGGTGGCGGTTCCACTTCATACTCGTATCACAGTATGTGGTACCAGCGTTGGGGTGCTGCGACAATTGCAACGACACCCGCAATTGCCTCTGCTACTAAGCAGAGCACTCCGAATATCTCACTGACGACAGCTCGCAACGATTCCATCATTGCGTGGGTAAGCTGTGACTATAACGGTGTTACTCCACCTACGACAATTACGTATCGTGGTGCCGGAACCACCGAGATTCGTCGTGACTACAAGTCTTCTCACTATGTAGTTGATTGTTGTACGCAGGTTGCGGCTGTCGCCGGTGCGTATACGGTCGGTGCCACGAATCCAACGAGCCAGCTTTCCACCGTTGCTGCGATTGAGATTCAGTCTGGTACTCAGACGATCGCACATCACGGTCTCCCTAGTGCTAACGCATTTGGTAAGGCTGTTGTCATCCATGATGATAAGACTCTTTCTCATCATGGGATTCCTAGTGCAGTAGCAATCGGGCATGGCACGGTAACTACCGGTCCGGTCACGCTTCAGCACTCCGGATTGGGTCCTAAGCCTGGTGAGCCTGATGCTTTCGGCATCGCCACCATCCTTATGGGTTTCATGACCCGACCCACCGGGATTCCGTCTGCACTCAACTTCGGTCAAGCAACGGTTACTCCGGGTCCCGTTACTCTTCAGGGTAAGGGACTTGCTAGTAAAGAAGCGTTCGGTCGTCACAAGGTTATTCGTATTGTCACGGCCGTTCCTTCTGCACTTATCCCGAAGGAAGGCACCGCAGCAGTTTATGAGCTGGTCTGTGTGGCGCGCGTACCACAGCAGAACGGCCCACCGACCTTCATCGAGATTGACCCGCTTCAGTTCGACGGCTTGGCCTACACCCAAACCTTGAATAAGCCTTCACAGTTGAACGTCGGTGTCCAGGTTTCGTCGCTGACTGAGCCGATTGTGCAGCGTCTTCGGAATCTTTCAACTCAGGGTACTGAGTTGTGGCTGTACCGAAATGGTCGTCTGGTATTCGCAGGTCCGTGGATCACTGGGCAGATCCAGAATCAGTCTCTTACCATCAACGCAAAGTCTCTCGAAGCTTACTTTGACATGATGGTAGTTGTCGCTGATTTGACGTTCAAGCAAATCGATCAGTTTATGATTGGTAAGCAGCTAATCGACCAGTGGCAGAATCTTACCTTCGGTAACTTTGGGATTGATACTACATCAATCTCCAACTCTGGTGTTCTGCGTGACGCTACGTATCTGAAGTCTGAGCTGAACTACGTTAGCAAGCTCTTGTTTAACCTCTCGCAGCTTCAGAACGGTTTTGACTACTGGATTGACCCAACCACCCGAGAATTGAACATGTCGTATCCATTGCGGGGTGTGGATAGGTCTACGGGTGAAGGTGCTATTGTCTTCGATGAGCGCAACGTTACCAACACAAATCTGTTGGTTTCGGTTGCACCTCAGGACGTGGCATCGGATGCGTACGGAACCGGTACGTCGACTGGTGGAACCAACGGAGGTATTTACTCCTCTGCGTTCAATACTCAGCTACAGGCTACGTACGGTCGCTCAGCAATTGTACAGAATTTCGATGGAGTTTCGGTCCAGGCTACCCTTGACTCTTACACGAAGGCACTAGTCGATGCACGTGGTGATGTGCTTTGGGTTCCTGGTCCGGACGCTCTTGTGACTCCAGACTCTGACTTGTCGATGTACGATATCGGCGACACAGTCTCGTACACTCTGCATGAGCAGCTTGGGATTTCTGGTGCCTATCGAATCCGTCAGCGTCAGGTAAAGGTGGAGGCTTCCGGTAAGGAACTTGTTACTCCACAATTTGCCTAGTAGCTAGTAGGTAGAAAAGAGGTGAAATAGAATGGCAGACGATAGGCCGCTTGAAGATCCTACTTCGTCGATCGCAGCATTGCAGCAGCAGGTTGACGACATGAATACAACTCTTCAGTCTCGGACTGCACGAATGCCGACTGGATTTATTCAGCCATGGATCGGAACAATTGCTCCGACTAACTCTGTACTTATGCAGGGTCAGGCACTTTCCAGAACTACCTATGCGGTGTTGTGGCAGTGGGTACAGGATCAGTCCATTGTCGGCGCTAATCTACCTTTCGGAGTTGGTGACGGAAATACTACTTTCACCGTTCCTGATCTTAGGGATCGTTTTATTATGGGAGCCTCGGCCACGCAGGCAATCGGCACACTCTTTGGAACGAATGCGTTCCCGCAACATGCACATGGATTCGGATCGTTAGCGACTGGCAGCGATAGCCACAAGCACGACCACACATCTACGCACACGCATGGTATTCCTGCCGATGGTGGAAACCACGCTTTCCACAACGCTGGTGCTGATACTATCGCGTCTGCTCTGCCAGGCTACCAAGACTTCTTCCACTCCGTCGCATCTAGCACGGGAGCGGGAAACCCTGGTCACGCTCACAGTAATAACACTACAAGTGATGGTGTATATACACACACCACAGACAGTCACAACCACACGATGAGTGGCTCTACCGACAACGGTCCGGGCACCGGCACCACGGTTGACAATCGACCATCCTCAATCGCACTCAACTGGATTCTTTGGACGTGACATGGTAAATCCTGAAATTACCGATGAAATCCGTCAGAAGGTTTATGACGATGACTGCGACAGGAACGGGCACAATTTCGATTTCAACAACGTAATCGGCCCTACTGACCTTCCTAACCCGAATGATCCTCGTGGCCGGACCAAGATGGTTCTCCGAGCCCAGGACCCGACCCTATTGCCACACATCACGTGCAAGCGGTGTAGTCGGATCTGGATCGTTTTTGACGCGAATGGGCGCAATTATGATGAAGCGCTCACTGAACTTCAGAAGCGGATTGGAACTGACATCCATCCCAAGAAGCTAGCACCACTTGCGCAATGGGGAGTGGAACCGGCCCATAGTCACGAGGAAAGGACGAACACGATGGGACCTGACCCGGTGTGAGATACTAGAGGCATGGTCACGTAAATGTGATTGGTAGGTGCGGACCATGCCTCTATTCAGAGTCTGTCAAAAGTGTAAGATAAAGCTAAACCTTAACGAGTTCGACACTTCGCAGGATATTTGGTGTCGAGCTTGCGCTTTGACGGATAAGAGAATCATCGAGAAGTTCGATGAAATGGTGTCATCTCCAGTTACAGAACTGCGTACCTTAGCAGAGTATTGTAAAGAATGGTACGTACTATGAACTGGGATTTGTGGTTGTCTTTCACTAGTCCCACGGGGCCCTCGACTCCGTGGGCTTCTACAGAACTAACTATTCTGGATGCTCTCCGGATCGGATATATCGCGCACGTCGTCTTTATGTGTTTACTCAGTGCTGCTGTAGTGAATAAGTGTGAAACACTTGGGCAGAAGCTAAGAATGCTTTTCCTGCTCGGGTGGTGCATCTTGGGAGCAGTTGCTGAACTGGGCCATTTCGGTGACTTCGTTAATTGGATCTTCATCGTAAAGTGGCTGCTAGCTCTCGGGGGCTCCTGGAGCTACTGGTCCTTTATTAAGTACGAATCTCCCTCCAAATACTCCCTGGCCCCTCTATCTTTTAAGAATCCGGAGCGGCCAGATGTACCGCGTATTTAAGTTCCAACACTCTATCGAAAGAATCGGTAGGCGTGGAATAATCCTGATTATTACAGGATTAATATGGTTGCTCTACGGTATTGCTATTTTTAACCGGCCGAACTCTGACCGTTTTTCTTCTCCAGATCACCCAGAACCTATCTACGTTTTCAATCTCCTACAGAATCACTGGATGGGGATTCTGTGGGGTGTCTGCGGTGTGATCGCTACATTTTGTGGAGTCCTGAGGTCGCGACGCTCTGTCCACCCACGTGACGGAATTGGGTTCAACGCAATCCTCATTCCGTCGATCATGTGGGCACTGCTTTTTCTTTGGTCTGAAATCATTTACTTTTTTACAGGCGGTGACTACGGGAATTCAGGTGCCATCTTCGGCTTCCTGGTATGGGCACTAGTAACAGCATTCATCCTTATTATCGCTGGGTGGCCCGACCCTACGGACCCGAGAGTTGTGATAGTAAGGAAGACTACTGAGTAATGAATGCCTCTGAGTTTGTCTCGCTATCGATTTCCGTTGTCGGTTTTCTAGGTGTTTTAGTAGCTAACCGGTTTACATCGCGGACGGCTAAGTCTGCACAGGAAATCACCGCCGCAGCAGAGTTGGCAAAAGTAGCTCAGTCACGTGACGACGGTTGGCGGTCAGACAATGTTGAGCTGCGCAAAGCACAGTCTGAATATAGGGAGCGCATAGATCATCTAAGTGAGCGTGTAGACTCGCTGGAAGATCAAAACCGTATGTTCTTACGTGAAAAGAATGACATTATCATTTGGGCACGTAAGATTGTAGATTTACTTAAAAATAGTGGAATTCCGTATCCGCCCGCACCTCCAGGGGTTTTAGATACGGACCCGGGTATGCGGAGCCAGCCATGAAGACTTACGCAAAAGCCTTCGTGCACCTAGTTGGGGCAATCCTGGTAGCAGTTCTCCCCCTGCTCACCACGAACAGTCCAATGGGTGCGACTGAATGGATGAATGTTGCACTTGTAGGCATCGGTGCGGCTGTCGTCTGGAATACGACGAACTATCCAGGTTGGCCCTATGGCAAGGTAATTGGCTCTGCCCTCACGACTGCACTTACCGCAGTCAATTCTCTGGTTGAGCAACATGGTCTGACACAAGCAGCCATTATGCAGATTATCTTGGCTGGTGTCGTGACGATTGCTGTTGGCTTTATTCCTAACGACACTTCCCAGCCTGTCGACCAGCGGTCGAATATGAATCCTGAAGGTCGGCACGCGGCCCCAGATCCAAACCCAGAATAGATACTTGACGTCTACACAGACGTGTGCTATACTGTTTAACAGACGCCGGTAGTCGGGTGAAGTTACACACCCTCGGCTACCGGCGTTTTTATGTGCAAGACAAAGGCAAATGCCAACACCACACATAGAATCGAGTCGAGAATGACTCAGTCTCCGGACACCCCCGAAGTACACCCGACAGCGTCAGCAGAGCATCGCGAGACACACCAGATCCACACTTCCGAGATCCGTTCATTCAACGGGTGTCGTCGGCGGTGGGACTGGGCCTATCGTCAGGGCTTCGTCCTAGATCAGGCGCCCAAGCCTCTAGAGCTTGGCATTGCATTCCATATTGGTATGGAGAAGTTCTACGACCCTGAGGCGTGGGACTCCACCAGTAAGGAGGAGAAGGCGAGTCGTGCGGTCGTCGCCTTCACCGAGGAGTGCGAGCGCCAGCGGGCAGCCTTCCTGAAGGCAACTAATCAGGAACGCATCCTCGTTGCCGAAGGTGATGATTACACCGAGAGAATCGATCTCGGGATTGGCATGATTGAGCACTATGCCAACTACATTCACCCGGTAGAGGATGACTGGTTCCGACCCGTCATGACTGAGGTAGCTTTTCAGGTACCTCTTACTGATCCTAGGACGGGTGAGCCTCTTCGTTGTTTCACGCCGGGAACACATGAAGGTGGCTGTGGACAGTTCCATCCTGTAGGTGCTCTAGTCACCTACGATGGCCGTGTGGACATACTGATCGAAGACATCGCCAACGGTGGTTACTTCGTTTGGGATCACAAATCTGCTGCGCAGGTTCAGAAGAGTGACCACCTGATTCAGATGGACCCTCAGGTAGTCGGCTACAGTTGGGCTCTGCGTACTGTGCTGGAGTTGGACATTCGGGGATTCATCTACGCGGAGTACCGCAAGGACTACCCGAAGGCGCCTGCACTCCTGAAGAATACTATCAAGGGTAGGCACTTCAGTACGGACAAGCAGCAGGGTACGAACTTGGCAGTCTTCCTAGAGCATGTGAAGAAGTATGACTTTGACGCATACCAGGATGGATGCTACGATGAGTTCATCGCATGGCTCAAGTCGAAGGACGGGCCGGTTTTCCACCGGCGGTTCCCAATCCTGAAGACACCGTACGAGCTTGACCAGATGGGGTATAATCTTAGTATGGAGGCTTCAGAGATGGTCCGACCGTCTCTGCCGATCTACCCCGCACCCGGCCGATTCTCGTGTTCAGGTTGTGGTTACTACACGCCATGCAACGGTAAGAACCGAGGCGAAGATTATGAGTACACACTGAACTCGCTGTATCGAAAGGTGAAGTGACTCCCAAATGACCTCCACTTTGAAGCCTGGACAGCTCGGCGGGTTGAAGACCCGTAAGGCAAGTGAAGTTAAGAGCAAGCCTTCCATCATGCTTTACGGTGGTTCGGGTATCGGCAAGTCGACTTTGGCTGCCTCTGCCTGCTTGGTTCCGGAACTCTCACCGGTCCTCCACCTTAATATTGAGAACGGCATCGGCGAGGGTATCTCCGAGCAGTTCCCGGACATTGACGTCCTGGACGTCGAGTCCATCGGTGAGCTTCAGAACGCATACGAGTACCTGGCGAAGACAGCAGACCCGGAGTCTGGTACAGTAGGAAGTGAGGGATGGCGGACCGTCATCCTTGACAACCTTACTGAAGCTCAGAAGCAGGGCATGGCTCACCTGCACAATGAGTCTCCTAAGACTTTCAAGTTTGATGACGTCCTCACGGGAACGTGGGCAGACGGAACTTGGAATAAGAATTCGGAGCAGATGCGAAAGCTGATTCGAGCTTTCCGTGGGCTCCCGGTATACACAATCTTTATTGCCTGGGAACGGGATCTTAGTAAGCCGGATTCCGCTCTTACCGATTTGGTTCCCTCATTCTCTCCTTCCTTTGCGAAGGAGGCACCCGGCATGTTGAATGATATTTACTACTATCATTTCGATAAGCAGGGTCAGCGAGTCCTAGAGACTAGCCGGTCAAAGAACTGGACGGCTAAGGACAGGACCGGCAAGATGCCCGCGCAGATTGTGAATCCCACCATGAGTGTGATTCACGATTACTGGACGGGACGCAAGACTGCACCAACAGTATCCGAGTCGGCTAAGCGGCCTGGAATTTCTCTGAGGAAGTGAGTGGCAAATGCCTCTGACCGTGAATTTCGCTGGAGTCCCTGACCAGAAGTCGTTCGATCCGGTTCCGGCCGGGGAGTACGAGCTGGAGCTTCAGGATTACAAGGAGGGCACCGTCAAGTCGGAGACTTCCGCGAACTTCGGCGCGACCAAGTTTGACTTCACCTACGAAATCGTGAACTGCGATGAGGAGAAGTACAACGGTCGAAAGATCTTCGACAACGTCACCATCACCGAGAACTCGCTTTGGCGACTGAAGGCCATGCTGAAGGCATTTGGCGCGGATGTCCCCGAGGAGGGCGAGATCGAGGTTGATTTCGATGACCTGCTCGGAGAGTCGCTGTCTGCGAAGGTTGGCGTTCAGCCAGCCCGCAAGGTTGGCACGCAGGAATACACTGCACGCAACACCATCCGTCAGTTCATGGTTCCTGATGAGGACTGACACTCAGTAGCAGAAAGTCGGAGGCCGCCCCTGAAAGGGGGCGGCCTTTCCGTCTCCACACTGTTTTTGTGAAAGGTAGCGTAGTGGCTCACAACAGGAATAGAGGTGGAGAGTCAGGTAATCTCACGCTGATTCGCGGGCACGCAGCAACGTTCGTGCGGATCGAAGACCCTGAGCTTGACGATCTACCTGAGACATTCATCGACAGGTATCGCGATTGGGGTCGGTCAGTTACCGATGCTCCCCAACAGTATCACACACTAGCCGCAGCGGTAATACTCTCCACCATCATTTGTCCTTACACTACGTTGCGAACCTCTTTCGGTGAAATCCGTCCGAACATTTGGGCGATGATTCTCGCTGGAACTACCATTACGCGTAAGTCCACCTCAATGGACATGGCAAAGCGTCTCCTTACTGACTCCGGTCTCGATTACCTCATGGGTACTGACGGGTCCCCTGAAGGTATTCTTTCGGAGATGTCAGACCGGGATGGCAAGGTCTCGCTTTTCCACCGTGACGAGATCACGGGTTGGATTGAGCAAATGCGCAAGGACTACATGTCCGGACTCTTGGAGTCCTTCACGCGCATGTATGACGGCATGGAGGAAATGCGCGTCCTCCGCTCTGGCAAAATTGAAGTGAAGAAACCCCGTCTGGTCATCCTGTCTGGTGGCATTAAGGACCGGATGCAGGAAATCTGTACGATGGATCATATCCGATCCGGATTCCTGCCTCGCTTCATCTTCATTTCCGGGAGTACCAATCCGGATCAAATGCGGGTGATCGGTCCGCCGCTGCCGGACTCGACTGGCGCCGATCCTCGGGATGCCATCCTCGCTGAGGTTCAGGACATCGCTGCGTACTGGATTCAGCAGCCGTCCACTCAGACGATCACCATCGCAGGGATGACTAAGAAAGTAACCAAGCAACCGGAACCGCGCACGATGACGGCCACTCCGGATGCCTGGACTCGGATTCAGCAGCTTCAGGACGATGCTACGCGTCTCGGCGAAGGCACTACCACTCCCAATCTCTACACTCCCATCCTGACTCGCTTGTCAAACTCTGTTATCAAGATTGCGATGCTTCTTAGTGGTGCACGTAAAAGCACCGTAGTCGAGTATATTGACGTTGTGACTGCGATCCGCTACTCTAATGAGTGGGTACGCACCGCAATGGAGTTTGCCCGAGGGATTGAGGTAACTCCCGACCTCAACCCATGGGAGAAGAAAGCAATCAAGATTGTAAAGTACATCAAGGATAATGGTGGCGCTTCCCGCAGTGAGATCATGCGGCGGTTCCACGTAAAGTCCAAGGATATTCAGGATATTGAACAGACCTTGGTAGCCCGAGGCAATATCAAGATTGTCACCCTTGCTGGACAGGGTGCTACCAAGAAATCCCGAGTGGAGTACCGTTTTGTCAACGACGAAGACGAAGCCTATCCGTCTAACACTAAAGAAGAAGACGACCACCGAGTCCAACTCCGACGAATTCCAGGGCCGGAAGCACCCACTAGCTAACTGCGAAGAGTGCCCGCTCTACAAAAGGGGTCGTTATGTCCCTACACGATTCCCTCGAACTGATTCTCCTACTAGTGATGTGTTTGGTCCTACTAGTGATCCTGGTCAAGTTACAAACAGGATTGCGATTGTTGGAGAAGCACCTGCACGTCAGGAAATTGCAAAGGGCGAGCCTTTTGTTGGCGCGTCGGGGCAACTTCTCGGGACCATCCTCGACCAGTACGGAGTCTCCCGAGACGAAGTAGTATTGGCGAACGCATGCGCCTGTCACTATCCAGAATCCTTCAAAAAGCTTCCTCCAGAGGCCATCGAATGCTGCCGTCCACGCCTGATTTCGGAGTTGACCGAAGCGGAGGTTACGACTGTTGTTCCGATGGGCAATTCAGCTGTTCAGTCTGTATTCCCCAAGAACGTTGCACGTGCTGGTATTACTTCTTTAAGGGCTGGTCGCCCGAAGCAATCCGAGCTTTTAAAAAATATGCAGGTAGTGCCTGCGTTCCATCCTGCGGCTTGCCTCCGAAGCCAGGAGAAGACTCCGTATCTGATCGCTGACCTTGGTAAGGCGGTCTCGGCGGATTACCTCCCGCAGGGTTGGTATGAACCGTCGTGGCAAGTGGTATCTCTTCAGTCCCACCGATACGAACAGGCTTACCAGCTACTTAACGAGATCACTAACCTCAATGTCGGTGAGTCTGTCTACGTAGATATTGAGGTCGGAGCGGAGAAGGACGTTTCGTATGGTAACGTTCACATGCAAAAGATGCTCTGCATCGGTGTCGGCCCCTCTGATGTACGAAACGCGGATCACGTCTACGTTTTCACCGCAGATATCTTTGAAAACCGCATGGTCCGACACGCCTTCATGCGCATGCTGGATGAGTGCCGGATTAAATGCCAGAATGGAAAATACGATATCGGTGTCCTCCGATCATGGCTGGGGTATGAAGATTTTAGAGGACCAGAGCTAGCCGGAGACACCATGCTCCAGTCTTATACCATTAATGAATATGGAGGTGTGCATGGCCTTGAGTACATGGGTATGGAATGGCTTGGTACACCAGACTGGAAGCATGAGATCGCGCCGTACGTTAAGGGTCCGGACGGTAAGGGGCCGGTTGACTACGCCAACATTCCCGCTGACATCCTCCACAAATACAATGCGTTTGACGTTCACGTCACGCGGCTACTCGATGGCTTCTTCGCGGAGCAGATTGATAAGTTCGGAATCGGTGCGCCTTACCGATTCATGCTGCGAGCCTCAAACATGCTTACTTTTGTCGAGCCGCGGGGCATGGGATTCGACGTCGCCTATTCTGCTAGTCTTTCCGAAAAGTACCAAGCAGAAGCCGACGAGATTGCCAAGAGACTTCCCCTGGTGGCAGATCCGGAATCTAAGCAGAAGAAGCTAAGGGAACCACATCCGCTGAACCCTAACTCTCCAAATCAGGTGAAGCAGTGGTACGCAGACCACGGCGTCAACATGGAGACAACCTCTGCTGAGGTTCTGGAATCCCTGCTCCCAAAGCATGAGGTGCCCAGTGAAGTCAAGCGAGTCACTGAGGATATTCTCTCTATTAGGGCCATCACTAAAATGGATGGAACCTTCGTCGCAGGGATGCGAGCAAGGGTTACCGAGCGTGGCACCGTGCACCCGTCGTTCCTCATCCACGGGACGACGTCCGGACGGCTCAGTGCGCGTAACCCGAACAGTCAGAACATTCCGCGAGCAAAGGAAATCAAGAAGCAATTCATTTCTAGTGATCCTGGACGTGTCCTCGTCGGTGTTGACATGTCTCAGGCAGAACTTCGGGTACTTACCTGGTTAGCTAAGGAGGAATTCACTAGGGAGATTTTCAATGATCCAAGTCGGGATCTTTTTGTTGAGCTGTGTCGCAGTATGTTTCCTGCTAAGTTTAGTGATTCAAGCGATGCTGAAGTTAAGTCGGACCCAATTCGACCGCTCGTTAAGGGTTTTGCCTACGGTATGGCTTACGGCCGGACTGCTGCTGGCATTGCTGCTGATCCTGAGTTCAACATGGATGTGAAGGAAGCTCAGGGTCACATGAACACATTCCAGAAGGTCATCCCAAACATCACTGACTATCTGGAAACTATGGCGGACAACGCTTGTGCTGGAATCCCTCTTGTTTCTCCTTTTGGTCGTCATCGCCGCTTTCATCTTGTTACCGAGCTGAACCGTCACTCAGTTCGTAACGAAGCTAAAGCGTTTATGGCTCAGAGCACAGCATCGGATATCGTCATCGAGGCAGCTTGCCGCTTGACATTCGACCACAAGGTCTATATCGTAAACCTTGTGCACGATGCGATCTACGCTGAGGCAACTCCGGATGAAGCTCCAGAGATCGCACAGTTGATTTCCCGAGTGATGGTTGAGACTGGAGAGGAGTTGACCGAAAACTATGTCCGATTCGACACCGACGCAAAGGTTGGTCATAACTGGGCAGAGGTGTAAGCCTCGCCTAATTGAGCCTTTCTCTGTGTTCGCGTTCGATCCGGGTGGTACTACCGGGTGGTGCCACATCGCTATGAAGCAGCAAGGAATGACTTCAGATGTTGTGAAGCTTTCCGATTTCAATATCTCAGTTGGACAGTTTGGACCACAGGAACATCATAACGAGCTGTGGGAATGCTTGCTAGGATGGATTGCTTTTTGTGACATGGAGAAGTTGATGCCTCACCTTGTCTCGGAAGCTTTCACATTCCGGCAGCACGCTACCGATGGTTCATTTGGTAAGGCTAAGGTCGAACTGATCTCCTGTGAGTACATTGGAATCATGAAGCAGGTCTCACAGAAATACCACGTTCCGATGAAGACTTACATGTCTTCTGAAGGAAAGGGATTCGCTACAGATCTGAAGTTGGAAAAGCTTGGTTGGTTCCAGACTCCTAAGACTCCCAAGCGTCATATGAACGATGCAGTACGACAGGCAGTCTGCTACCTCGTCAAAGAACTTCATATCTACTCTCCCCTCACAGATACTTGGAAGGACTGATCCAATGGAAATCTCCCAGGAAGCTAGGGCACAAGCTCAGAATGTGGTTTCCACCCAGTTTGGGTTGCTAAAGGTTGCCGTAGCCTATATTGAGAAGTTCATTAACGATCAGTTCGCAGAGCAGTACAGTGAGTTTCCCACGCAGTTGGATGAAATGCGGAAGCTAATCTCACTGATTAGCACGTGCTGTGAGTCGCATATCCTCGAAGGTATGGTAGTCATTTGTACTCACGTTCTGAAGCAGGTCACAGAATGTGAGGAGAAGGGTTGTCCTCAGACAGAGTTGCACGAACTGCTTTATGACTTTGTCGCCTTGGTTTCCTCATCACCAGATCACGTCAGGGACTCACTGTTCAAGCTTGGGATTGTGGCTGATCACTCCATGAATTGACCTGACCGCGACGCAGGGTAGAATAGGCTCGGCTCTTACCGCTTTGGTAGAGTCGGGCCTATTCTGCTTTCTACCGGGTTTGGAGTCAAAATGGGTATCGGACGTAATCTGCCCGATAATGACCCGAACCACGCTCTTGTAGCGCGAGGCGATTTTAATTCGTCGGATGACGACGACCAGGATAACCTGGATTTCGCAGCTTCGGAACGTGGTTTCAATCGGAATGACGAGGCTACTTTCCTGCCAGGTTCGCAAGAGAATCATGGGCAGGATGGGGACCAGTACGTTCCAACCGCCGGTGTGGCGGGTGAGTAGTCAGTGGTGCTTTTTGGTGTAGACCTGCACCCTTCCTATCAGTCTGGTATTTCCATTGACCAGATCCACAAGGAAGGCTTTAGTTTTGTTATTTGCAAGCTCTCTCAGGGGAAGTCGTCGGCTTCCTACGCAGGGTCTATCCCGTGGCTAAAGCGGGCTAAGCAGCTCGGAATGGCCGGACTCGGGTACCACTACCTGACGACGGATGACCCGGTCGCACAGGCTCAGTGTTTTGCTAAGGCTTTGATGGTTGCGGGTGTCCCGGG